ACACCTACGATGCGCACTGAGGATCGCATCTACAAGAACTACCTCGGTGGTGAGTTGAATGCGCAGCAGGGCACGTATTGGATAGAGTGGAGTTCCAAGTATCCTGTAAGCACGGCAGGCATCACACGCCTAGTTGTTGCGGGCATTGGGTCGTATTCCAGCGACAACAACACCGATCAAATCGTCTGCTTCTCTGGCACTCCGAACACGTATTCCGCAATCACAGTGGATGGGACAGGTGCTTCTAAGGCGCAAAGTTCATTGCAGCCATTGCAGTTGCCTGGTTCTGTTCAGCGCACTGCGGCTGCATACGATTTGCATAGGTGCAGGATCGCACAGGATGGGAACATCGACCTCAATCCGCTAGTCGATCCCAACTTCCGTCCACCGACGCTGCTTGCGATAAGCCTGTTTGGTGGTGGTAACAATGTGCCAATGAATGGCTTCCTTCGGTCGTTCAAGTATTGGCCAATCTCCATGGGTGATGATGCACTGAAGGATTGCACCACTCCTGGCTACTATCCATCACAGCCTGTGGTGAAGCTAGACTTCACAACAGGATCGTTGCCGAGAGAGATTACGTGGTCTCGTGCTGCATCGACTGGTGTGGTTACTGATAGCGTCGTAACCGATGCACCTGGATCATCGTATAACACATTCACACAAACGGTTCCCAGACTTACTAGTCAGGGTCTGTTCTATGAAGTAGGCCGCAGCAACTACATGTGGCCTTCTGCTGCTCCTGTTGCCTCTCGCACCACAAGCGGCTTAGCTGTGCAGCGATACTGTCTGTGGATGATTGGCACAGGCTCATGCACTGTTACAGGAACAACCGCCACAATTACTAATGCTGGCAAGGGCGTCACCGCAACGCAAGGCAATCCTATTTGGTTCGATGTCACAGTGACAGGCACCGTGACTGTGACCACGACGGGCTCGGTTAATCGGTATCAGTTAGAGCAGTGTGGTGCTGCTGCTAATGGATTTTCTGGACCCACATCGTTCATCCAGACAGACACCACATTTCGGTCACGAGGCGCTGACTCACTGATAATGAACTCGCAGCCGTGGTATCCGACACAGCGTGATTGCACGATGTTCATTGAGTGGCAACAGTATCCTGCACGACTTAACTCAGGGACGCAACTGTTGTGTGCATACAACTCCGGTGGATCACAACGCGAGCAGATATTCAATAACCTTCCAGATACAGCAGTCAACACAACCAACTTGATGGCACAAGCCATAGGCACAAGTGGTGGCTGGCAGACTGTGGCAAGCCAATCATACAATGTGCCTCTTGGCGATACGACAGTTCATAAGGCAGCATTCGCGTTTGGGAAGAATGATCCGAACAACTCGTCGATACCAACCAAGTTGGCACTTGATGGTCTGTTAAACAGCGTTTCTGGTTCAACGGGTGTCCGTGGCCCTGACATTCTTTCGTTTGGTATCTTCACACAGTTCACAGGCAGCTCCATTAATGCAGGTCGCGTAAGGCGTGTGCGTGTCTATGACTACTTGCTGTCTGATGCAGACCTCATTGCACTGACAACCTGATGGCAACCAAGCGATACAGGATCGTTGAAGGTGGAATGCATGACAAATTCCACCAGAGCATGGCCAAGGTGCAGTTCCTTGGTGGTGGCTTTGGCAATGGAAAGACAGCAGCGGCATGTGTGAAAGCGTTGAAATTGTGCAAAGAGTATCCTGGGTGCAACGGCTTGGTCGCAAGATCGACCTACCCGAAGCTCAACGACACTATAAGGCGAGAGTTCTTGCTATGGTGTCCAGCACACTGGATCAAGCGTATGCCGAGCAGGGACGAGAACACGCTGATCTTGAAGAATGGGTCAACTGTGAATTTTCGATACGTTGCACAGCAAGGCAAGCAGACAGAGGACAGCAAGTCGAACCTTCTGTCCGCAACGTATGATTGGATCATTGTGGACCAGATGGAGGACCCTGAGTTCTCACATAAGGACTTCATGGATCTCATGGGCCGACTGCGTGGCAATACTGAGTATATTGGCACTGATCCTACTATGCCTCGTGTTGGTCCCAGATGGTTCATGGCCACTCTCAATCCAACTAGAAATTGGTGTTATCGCGAGATCATCAAGCCACTCCATGACTTCCAGCGTGGAATAATCAATCCCAAGCTGTTGTGTGAGGTAGACAACGATGGACGACCTGTCCTTACCAACGGTATTCCGAAACCTCTCATCGAACTCTATGAGGGATCAACTTACGAGAACGTCGAGAACGTCGGAGAAGACTACATCCGAGGAATGCTCTCCACCTACACCGGAAGCATGCGTGAACGCTTCGTTTTTGGACGATGGGGAGCGCTCTCAGGTCTTATTTACCCCCAGTTTGACGAAACGCAGCATATCGTATCGCATCAAGATGCAGTCGAATATCTGCGGCAACTGCGGCTCTCCGGCTTTCAGCCTGTGTTCATGGAAGGATACGACCACGGACTGTCACGACACAGTTGTTATGGCATCTTTTACGCTGATGACGACTCCAATGTGTTTCTGCTCGATGGGTTCCGAATTGCAGAGCTTACCATCGCAGACGCGGCGCGCAATATACACCGAATACGTGCTGAAGTCGGCGTCGAGGATGCTGAAGTAGGTGCCATCTATGCAGACCCAGACGTGTTCCGTCGTAAGACAGGAAACGCTCGCACAGTCGGTGAAACGGTTGCAGCACTGTTTGATGAACACGGGATCAGGATGCAGCGCGGCAACAATGACATCAGCAGTGGCATCGCTAAGAACTGGCAATACCTCACACCGCTTGCGATGCATGAGCATCCTCTTACGGGACTGCGCATGTCTCCGCACTTCTACATCTCCGACAGGTGTTCTTGGTTTGTTGATGAGATCACCGAGTATTACTTCCAGCGAGACGGGAGCGATGAGACTACTGACAAGCCAGTAGACCGCAACGACCATGCGATGGACATGTGGAAGTATGCGATGAGCAACCGACCACGGTTGGCACGCTACGTCGGTAGACCCGACGCACCACCTGCATGGTTGGCATGGCACGAGATTGAGCGACAAGAGCGCAGAGACAAGAGAGCGAGGCACAAATGAGCCTGATCCTTATCATCATTGTCATCCTGCTCCTGTTTGGTGGGTTGGGCGGAGGCTACTACGGATACCGTGGTGGGTATTATGGCACAGGTGGGTTCGGTGGCATTGGGATACTCGTGCTCATAATCATCGTTGTGCTCCTGTTCAGTGGAAGGTTCTAGCGCATGAGCGGCACATACGATGACACACCAGCATTCGATGATCAGCCCGATCCGCTAGAGAACGCGCTGCAACAGGATGGATTGGGTCTACCCGCTGAGGATGAGCCACCGCCTGTCTATAAGGCCATGCCTGACAGTCGCATCCCGGTGTCGAGCAAGCGTGGAGGTGTGTGGCGTGCACGACGCGATCAGGCCAAGAAGAGTATGCAGGACCTAGTGGATGCATGGGATGAATGCATCCGGTATTACAACCATGATCAGGCCGATCATCGTGATGGTGCGAACAGTGGCACTCGTAGCGGCACACCCATTGCGGCTGGTAATAGGAGTTTAGCGCGCCGGCTCAATGAGATGTTCACGAGCACAGAGAACGTTGTGTTCTCGAACGTGACAGCACAGGTGCCTGAGCTATACGCGAAGAACCCGATTGTATCGGTCAGTAGCGAACCGACAACTGATGAGCAGGTGCAGGAGAACAACGACGCGTTCGCGCGTGCACTACAGAAGCTGGTCAGTGTGCTGTTCGGCATGAAGTATTCACCTGGGGTGAACATCAAGCCCAAGGCGAAGAAGAACGTGCTGATTGCATTGTTGACCAATCAGGCATGGTTCGAAGTTGGGTATACGAACAAGGACAAGAGCAGTGAACAGGCGCTATCCGATCTACTTGCACTGTCCCAAGAATTGGCAGCAGCGAAAGATGACGAGGAAATCCGTGAGATCGAGGGGAAGCTCACTGCGCTTGAGGAGAAGATCGAGTTCCTACAGCCGAGTGGTCCATACGTTCGTATACGCATGCCGCACCAAGTCCTTCGCGACCCGAATGGTAGCGATCCTTATCTGTCGGACAGCAACTGGATGATGATCGAGGACATGCTGCCCACTGCGTATATCAATGCGATCTATGGGCAGGAGGATGAGAACTCAGAAGATGTATATAGCATCTTCGAACCGACACACATCCTGACGGCTGGTAGCACTACAAGTGGTGATGAGAAAGACTTCACACTGTTCACCAGTCAGAACAACGACTATAGCGCGTATGGGTTTGACACAAAGGATGCATATGACAAGTCCTGCTACACCAAGGTCTGGTATGTCTGGGACAAGGTCGCGCGCAGGCTCGAACTCTACGCCGATAACGACTGGAAATGGCCGATTTGGGTATGGGACGATCCATATCAACTACAGGGGTTCTATCCTCTCACTCCGATGTGGTTCCACGATAATCCCGCCGCGGTCTACGCCAAGGGAGAGGTTAGCTATTACCTTGATCAGCAAGACCAGATTAACGAGATCAACGATGAAAAGCGTCGAGCACTGCTTTGGGCGAGACGTAATCTCTTCTATAACAAGAACTCGGGTATAACGCAGGAAGCAGTTGACAGCATTCTGAAGGGACCGGATGCGACTGCTACCGGGTTGGATGTGCCAGAGGGTGTTGATCCGACCAAGATGATCTTCACGCTTGTTCCACCGAGCATGAATTTCACCAACCTGTTCGACAAGACTGACTTGTATAAGTCAATCGATCGCATCGCCAGCACCAATGAGGTGGAGCGTGGAGGTGAGTTCAAGACCAACACTACGAACAAGGCAATCGATTACTACAGCACCATGGGCAACATGCGCATGGATATGCGGCTGGACGCAATCGAGGACGCACTTGGCGACGTGGGTTGGAAACTTGCACAGCTATGTCTACGTTTCATGGACGTGCAGACCGCGAGCCAACTCACTGGTCTGGATGTTAGCCCATTCTGGCGGCCTCTCGATAACCTGCGTGACTTTCAACAGATGTCCGTCACAGTCGTTGGCGGCAGCACACAGAAGCTGACGACACAGCAGAAGAAACAAGAGGCTGTGCAGATTGGTCAGGTGTTGGCGCAGTATGTTAGAGCCGCACCTGCTAGCGCCTTGAAGGCAACACTCAACATGCTGAGCAAAGCCTTCGATGACTTCATGATCAGCAAAGAGGATTGGGATGCCATCGAGCAAGAGACACAGATGATGGCACAGTCCCAACAGGGTGGTGCACCTGGGCAAGCTCCGGGTGGTCCAGGGCAGCCTCAGCCGTCGGCAACGGGTGGTGGTGCACCGCAAGCAGGTGGTGGTATGCAGGTAGCAGCGACTGTAGTGCAGGCGTTGTCACAGCTACCGCCACCTGTGTTGCAAGCGATAGGACAAGCACTCGCACAGGGCATCCCACCAGCACAGATATTCCAACAAATGCTCGCTAGCCAGGGAGGCGGGGGAGCGCCAGCACCAGCACAAGGACAAAATGCAGCATGAGTGGCACAGAAGACAGCATACTGAACAGCATACCAGACTTTCAGCAGCCTGATACGGGAGATGATGATGGCGGTTCTACGGGTGGCACAGAAGGTGCGCCGTCGCAAGGTGGCACTAGCGGTGGAGACGCCAGAACATCTGCGCAACCTACGCAGACTGGTCAGCAGAGCAGCGGAACTCAGCCGCAGCCGGGACAACAGCAGTTCCGGCGCAGACATGATGGCCTCATCGAACGTCCGAACGCTGATAATCCCAACGCGCGTGATCTAGTCGATCCGGTAACTGGTCGCACAGTAGCGCAGGGTGGGATTGAGCGTCGTGTGTTCGAGGAAGGACAGCGGCACGCACGTGAGAACACGCAACTCAAGACGCAGTTGCAGCAAGTGCAGGGTGCATTTGCGCAAATTGGCGAAGTTACACGTGAAGCAGCACGGCTGAATGTCAAGCCAGAGGATCAGATCGCTGCAATACGTGTGATGAGCGACTTCCTGCGTGATCCGGTGCGCACGTTGGAGTATCTCGTTGCGGAGGTGAAGGCTAAGGGCTACCCCATTCCGTTCTTGGAACAGGGCGTGTCCCCAGGCATGGACATGACTGCTATCGGCCGCATGATCGACCAAAAGATGCAGCCGATCACGCAGCAGCACCAAGAAACCGTGCAACAACAGAGGTTTAGGCAGCAGGCCGAGGCCGAACTGAATGGGTTCCTGAACGACAATCAGGACGCCGCAGAGAACCTTGACGTGTTGTCAGAAATGTTGCAGGCTCAGCCAACTTTAACCGTTCACCAAGCCTATACGCGGATGATCCGCTGGGCACATGAGAACGGTCTCGACTGGACCCAGCCCCTCAAGCCGCAGGTTGCGGCACTGAATGGTGGCAACGGTCAGCAGCCTACCCATCAGCAGCCTAACCAGCAGCCTACACAGCGGCGCCCACTGCCAGGGCGTCGTAGTGGTGGTAACGGTGCACAGCCCGTGAATGGGCCAGACACCAGCACCCAGTTCAATGAGAATGCGTCGTGGGCGGACATCATCCGCAGCGCAATGCAAGAGAACAACGTGCGGTTCAACTGATGGAGTAGGGTATGCCTGTTGGAACAATCATCCCGGCTGTTGCAGACGTTCTGCACAGCACGCTGACCAAGTCTCGACGCAAGTTGGTCATGGCCAGCATCAAGTCGAATGCATTGATGGCTTGGGTGTTTGCGAATGACCGTGTCGAGTATGAGGATGGTGGTTACAACATCACCAACCCGCTCACGGTTGGTCGCAACCCGAACGTCACCAGCTATCGCTACTACGCACCACTGCCTGTCAACCAGACAGATGAGTTCGACACGGTTGAGTATGGCTGGTCGCGTGTAGCAGGCAGTGTGATCATCTCTGATCAGGAGCAGGATGAGAACAACGGTGCAGCAGCCATCTTCAAGCTGATGAAAGAGAAGATGAACGTCCTTGAGGAGTCGATCAAGGACAAGTTCTCACAATACTTGTATGCAGCAGGTGGTGGCACTGATCCACAAGGTCTGCTGACACTCATTCCTACCAATCCCACCACGGGCACACTCGGTGGGATCAATCGTGCAACACAGACGCAGTGGCGCACGAGCGCGTATGTGTTCGCTGGCGGTGTGGACTCGACGAACATCGAAGAGGTGTTCGATGACATCCTCATGGACCTGACACTGAAGGGTGACAAGCCGACTGTCATCCTGACAGGGCGTAACATCTACCGTATCTACCGTCAGGCAGTGCGGGACAAGTTCACCATTCCGCTGAATGAAGGCAAGGCGGGGAAGCGCATGTTCGACCTCGGGTTCGAGGGATGCATGCACAATGGTATACCACTGATGTATGACGAAGACTGCCCAGTCAACTTCGCATACTTCATCAACGACACCTATCTGCGCCTCCACATGCTACGTGGCGTCAACATGAAGGTGAAGGAGTTGGTGGCCCCGTGGAACGTGGATGCAGTTGGCAGCCGCGTAGTGTGGCAGGGGCAGTGGTGCATGTGGCGTGCGTATCGGACCCACGCAGTGATGACCAACTAGGAGAGAAGACATGAGCGGTTCTATCACGGTCCCGGCTTGGAACAACAGCAGCACACACTATGCGTGGCTTGAGACGCAGACTGGTATCGAGGCAACGGGTTGCACTGCAACGCTGAATGCGCTGACGAGTGTGTCCTATGACAACACACAGG